TCAATACCAAGCCCGAGCTCCTTTTTTCGGAACAATTCCTTCACGCAATTTATCCCAAATTGCATTGACTGCATGGTCTCCAAAAAATACGCTATGCTCCGGTTCCGTTGCAAGCTCCAGAAAATCCGTTCCTCCTTCTTCACGTATCTCCCTATTGACTGATTCAGCTAATTCATTTAGCTCTTCAACAGATATATCACGTTCCCAATCATCCTCGGCAAGCTCTGTAATATCAATCTTACCGTTAATTTTATCAACGATGATTATTCCCGGTTTTAGGCTTTCATTACCATTAGTATAATACCAGTAAATTAAGTACTCGTCTGTTTCTTCTATCAATTTAAATGTAACCATTATCACTTTCACCTCCTCAACATTTTAATTCACCGCTCTATATTTCTTCTGAGCAATATATCATTGATTTTTCCATCTGAATCAGTATTATAAAACACATGCATAACTGCTTCAGTTAGACTTTCATGATGATATAACTCCAGATACTTGTCACTATATCCTTTTGCTTTCATTCTTCTATGAAAGCCACCTATTCTGTAGAAAAAATTTTGAGTTTCTTTTTGTTTATATGCACCCTCTGCGAACTCTAACTTCAGCGCATTCAACACTTCTTCCCGCCCAAAATAAATTTCTGACTTGAAATCATATCTTAGAGCACATGAGCAACTAAGATTATCTGCCAAATATCTTAAACGCAGCTCATCAGACCATACAGTAAACACATTTCCTAGATAATGAACAAGTCTTGTATCTCCAACCCATTCAAGTATTTTATTTACCTCAGAATAGTACTGCTCTCGATCAAAAACAAATATCTGATTAAACTCAATGGTTTTAGAATCGTGAATGAAATCATGCCAAATAACCAAACGTTCCGTTTCATCAATATGAACCTCGGTATCTCCACAACCAACACATCCACAACCACATACAAATATGTTGACTGGTTCACCCTCCAAAAAGAAACTTCTCATAAGACTTGTATATAATTCCGACGGCCACAATGGTAATCCGCATGAAATCTTTTTACGCAGATTATCTCCATCAATATAGATTTCAACTACATCCGTAGGCTCATTATCACACCCAAAAGTTTCTGTTGACAGCTTAAAACTAATTTTATTCAACATCACAAAAATCACCTCGGACATAGTTTAACAATACCATACTTTCAGCGCTTCCTCGCATTTCATAATCTCGCACTGAGACTAGCCATTATTTTTTGCTTTCTCTTCCAGTTCCAACATGTACTTATCAAAATCAGCCATAAATAATCTGTCTTGAATGACACGATATTTTTCAAATTCAGTTTCAGCTTTTGCCTTGGCAATCTCAGCAGTGATTTTTCCTGCATCTTGAAGAACCTCTCTGTCATCGGCCATCAAAAATAAATCAAGTCGCTTTGACCAGTCCTCCATCGTCATCGGAATGTGACGTTCCGCACGGTCTTCTGCCAAATCCAGATAAGCAGATACAATACGCTCCAGCGAACGCATTTCCTTCTCCGAAAGATAATTCTTCGCAATACTCACATCACTTTTTACAATCTTTCCTTCCGGCGCTGCTGCCCAAGTGGTTAATCCCATATGTGGCTTATCAGCATCAGCCCGCTCGTAAATCAACTCCGCTGCTGTATGTCCATGAACTGCATAATGCATCTTATTTTGAACCTTTGCAAAGAACTGCTTGGTCGTTTTTGCTGTTTGATCATATGATGGTGTAGTCCTTAACGATACGGTTAGCCCACTTGCGAAACTGTACAGCTCGCTCATTGTTTACCTTGAATCCAACAGCAATAATCATTTGAAGATTATAATGCTTTGTATCACGAGTCACCTGACGTGAACCTTCGGTTTGAACTATTCGGAAATTCCTAATAGTTGCAGACTCTTCTAATTCACTATCTGCATAAATCTTTTTAATATGTTCATTTATCGTTGGCAAACCAACACCATATAATGTGACCATCATCTTCTGTGTCAGCCATATATTTTCATCTTCGTAGCGCATATCAATGCTGTCCTGCTGGTCACCCACAGAGGCAACATAGGTCAGGTATTCCGCTGCGCTGGAACGGATGGTTATTTCGGTTTTGTTTTTTGCCAAGTTAAAAGCCACCTTTTTACCTTGTCATTATATCCAGCCCTTCTTCTTAAACTCCTCAATTCGAGCTAAGTCTTCCTCTGAAGGTAATTCTGCCTTTTCTTCGTCGCCTGGAATATTTAAATATTCGTTGTTCCATCTATTTAAAATCTTAACTACCTCATCCGATACACGAATGTCTCGCTTCATGATAGAGTCCACATTCCAATCCATTACATCCGAAATGCCCATAGCATTTGTGATTTTAATCTTAGAAGTAGCATACTCTTTTTTCTTTTTCTTAAAATAGCCATTGCCGGCAACAATATTCAACTTCTTTTCAAATGGTAGCTTGTTTCCTATGTGCTCTATTTTCTCCTTTATTGTTGAATCCGACTCATCTGGAAAGTAGTTGGTCTGCCACTTCTGAGGGAAGATATGCTCAATCTCCCATTTTGCAGGAAGCAAATCATCTTGATGCTCATAGGCAAGCGTCTTCAAAAGCATACGCACTGTATTACGATTAGGATTCTGAATATATGGTTCCAGCTGTGGCATATCAATAACCTTAAACTCAAATGCAGGTACAATAGAAACAACAATTGCAGAATTCAATTTTAAGATATCTAGTTTTACAGCATTGATTGTAGGTGTCATCAAATACTTTGTCATCAGCTCCATAAGTAATTTATTCAAGAACAGAGCAAATCTTTTTTCAAAATTCGCTTTATTTCTGTAGCAAACGTAGTAAATAACAACCGGATATTTCCAGAACTCATTTGGATATGAAGCCAAGGTATCCAGTGTCTGCCTAATTTTTTTGTTTTTAGACCAATCTTCACCTTCTAGCTCTTCACCCTTGTTTACAACCTTCCATAGATTCAAAATCACAAAAAGGGTATCTAAAAGTTCTGGCTTGTATAATCGTTCAAATTTATTAGCTGCGTAATACTTTCTAACACCCGGAGTAGTAGTCTTAGTATCCTTGTCAAGTGCCCGGTAATAAAACATATTGTAGTAGAAAAGCTGTTGTATACTTTCATTCGCATCTGTAGCTTGCTCATCTAACTCTTTCCAGCGTTCTATAAATGCCTTTTTAGCATCCTGTTCAAGTTTGTTGTAAATCTTCGCTTTGAAAATATCCGCATCTGATAAAGGAAGTCCTCTATCATTTAATGTTGAGAAAATCGTCAAGGCAGTATCCTGAGTATCAGCTCTAATCGGAAGCAGAATAGCTTGGTTCAAAAGAGCATAGATAAACTGGTAAACCATCAGAGGATTCTCTTTAGAATGCTTATCAAACAACTCTTGGAAATATCGATAATTCTTCGAATAATTGTCTTTCGCATTTTCATCAGCTTTTCCAGTCTCCAAAATAGAACGTAAGATTTCATTACCATCGTTATTTACAACACGTGAATTCAAAAGAATGTTCTTGAAATCCACCATTCCGGTAAGTTTATTGGTACGCCAAATCGTAGGCTCAATCTTTCCAATAAAATTGTTGGCCTCTGCTGTTCTCTCTGATGCTGCTGTTGCAACAAGTTTTGTATAAATAGCACGCAATAACAGAAAAAGTGATGTAATACGCTGCTGCCCATCTATTATTTCCTGCTCACCATTTTCATTTTCGTAGGAAACCACACTTCCCAGAAAATAGGAACTTTCTCTTTCTGTTCCACCACTTGTAGCAGTAAACTCCCATAAATCCTCAAAGAGAGTTTCTACCTGTTCATCAGTCCAAGCATAAGGACGCTGGTATTCTGGTATGACAAACGGCTTTGATTTTCCGCTACCCAAAAGCGTCTCCACACTTTGCTTATTAACTTCTATTGTTGTTGGCATATCATCTGCCTCCCTATAATATCTATCCTACTGACCACAAACTACCAAAACATTTAATTTTTTATTTGTGTTTGTTTTTTCGTTTTCAAAAGCTCTATTCAAAAGGCGTATTTCAATCATTTTTCATACTGCTCATTCTGTACTTTAGTCAGCAGCACCACAGTTTCAGCGATTTGCCGTCTCCAATCACGCTTCGCTCACGCTCGCATTCTTGGACGGCTATCGCATGGCGCGCACCAGCTGCTCACCGCGTCGCTCAGCTCCTTGTGAGCAGGGTGACGCACTCAACATGGCTCGTCAATAGAACTAGCTTCATCATAGGTATTTTACAGCCATAAGATTTCATTTATATTAGTTGAAACCTGCCTTAAATAAGGGATTGAAGCAACTAAGCTACATCTATTGTAATTAAATCGCTTTAGTGTACATTTTGTCAGCGGACACAAAACGGCCACAATGTACCCATTATTCAAGCTATTTAAGGCGACGATTATTGCATAAGCTGTTAATAATAAATTCGACGTTCCCTTGCTTTTTCCTGCCACGTCTTTTTTTACAGCTTTTCCTTGACCACAGCAAGCACGATATAGCTACAATACAAGCGCAAAGTCTCTTTGATAGCCACATCTTAGCCCTCCCAAGTAAAATAGCCAGGAACAGAACCACCCTCGCGCATATCCACGTGAACAAAGCCGTCCTCGACGTAGGTGCCCACGCCATCGAAAATCTGCTTGCAGATATTGGCCAGCTCACGCACGCCCATGCCATCAACATAGATATCTGCAGCAGTGCCTTTGACATGTTTGCTGTTCCACACGCCACCAACAGCGCGATTATGATCCGGACAGCGGTAGCCGCTGCTGATGTTAATCGGTCTGCCGATGCGCAGGCGCAGGCGCTCCAGTCCCAACAGCAATGCCATGCTGATACCGGTCGTAGGTAGCATGCCACAGCAACGGCATGCAAATTCAGCTTCAGAAAAATGTTCAGTTAACATAGTAATCAGCCCTTTCTTTTTTTGATGATAGCCGCCAGCTCACCGACAGCTTCAATACCTGCGTCCGAGAGATTCTCGCAGATGCTCAGCAGCTCGGTGATTACAAGATAACCCGCAACCAGCGGAACAGCCCACACAGGCTGATGCAGCGTAATCATGGCCAAGTCCACCAATACTGCGGCAAGCACACAAAGAATATACACGATGACCTTACCGACAAAGCGATGCTTCATCACCTCGCTGGAGATAAGCCCTTCTGCACGCGCTGCCTCAATGCCGCCAATAATCTGCATCACGGACGGAGTCTGCCCCATGCTCTGCAGGCGTTTGTATGACAGGCTCATCCAGCGAGTGAAGCAGTCCAAAAATACCAACGCGGTAAAAACCATAAACAATACCGCGTGTTTGTGCAGCAGGACGGCCAAAATCGCGCCGATAACTGATTTGTAAGTAAAACCATGAGTTAAAGTGTGTGCCGCGTTATATACGGCGTATCGCAAAGCTAAAAAATCCATTTCTCAACCTCCTAATAATTCATTGTTACAGCTTCTACTTCTTCTGCCGTACCGGCAGCTTCCACCTGTGCCTTAGCAGCCCTGTACGCCGTATGCAGATTATTGCTGCGTACCGCCACGGCAGCGATAACCATGCGCAGGTCATTAGCCGTAACCTTAACATCTTGATTGTCTGCTGTTGTCCAGTCAACGCTTGCGCCCTCGCCTTGTAACGATAAGGCAATAATAGCTGCGTTAATGCGGTCACGTGCTTTATCGTCATAGTCGTAGCTATGACGATTGTATTCGATTGGTTCAACCTCTGCCGTATCACGCTGATATTTAAGCTCCATGATTTTTTGCTGTCTAACTGTTTCAATCGGCTCTTCTTCGTGCGTAACTGTTACGCCTAGCTCTTGCAAGGTATCGTCGCTGATAGACAGCGGGATAAAAATACAGTTTTTCGCCAAGGCTTTGGATACCTCGTACAAGGTTGCGTAGGTTTTGTTTTGATATGTGTATGTTGTAATCATGATAAATCACCTAAATCTAAATCGAGTGCGTTTATATATATATATATATATATATATATGCATAACTAGTATCATAAAGTTTAAAAACAATGCCGTCCAAAAGCATATATTTAGTTATTGTTGCTTTGTTAGCATAAAGATACTCTATCCCAGCAATTTTAAGTGCGCAACTATTCCCAAAACACATTGTAGCAATCTTAAAATGCACAGCATTTTGGTTAGAATCCGCCTGCTTTAACAGCTCTGACAAATCGATTGTCAACACGTTTGACGAGGTCGTTGCAAGTGTAAATAACATGGTGGGTTTGTAAACACCATCAATATTCGGAGTGCCCATCGTATATTTCTCCACGCCGCCAAGCACAACATCACCAAACGTCTGCATTGCTGTCCATGTGTTAGCGGTATCAGTGCTTACCCCACCGCCAACGGTTACGCTTACATTACCGCTAGTATCGGGAGCAGTGCCATTTACAGACTTAACGACCGCACTATCATCAGCCTTTAGCGCTAACATTGCCTTAATCTTGCCATAAAAATATTTGAGTCCGTCAAGGTCTACCAATTTAGCCATTTTGTACATCACCTCCGTAGCCTAACAATATAAATCCATTAACGCCATTTGTGCCGCCTGCCTTGCCAACAGTCAGCGTATATGTGTGCCCTGTTGTGACTGTGACGTATTGGCTATCATAGCCGCCAGAGCCGCCATATTGACCGCCGCCACCATAACCGCCGTAGCTCTTTGTGAATGATACCGCAAATCCGTTTGTCATGCTGTTGCCGCTAGACGCATAGCCGTTAGGCTCACCGCCAGCGCCTTTTTTGTAGGCAACACCGCCACCCTTACCGCCTGTTGCCGTAACGCCAAATGCCATAGTATCACCGCCGTTGCCGCCGTTTGCTCTTGTACTGCCTTTGCCAGCACCGCCACCGCATACAGCGACACGCACACGAGATACGCCGTCGGGGACAGTAAATGTATAACTGCCTGCCTTTGTCCAGCTCTGCTCCGTGTATGGGACGCTGACAGCCGCTGTGTGCTGTGTAGAGATTGCATATGTCGCACCGCCTATGCTGACACGTCCTGCCGTAGCGTTGCTGTCTGTGATAGGTTTTAGCGCAACGTATCCTGCCATGCCATCCACTCTGACTGTTAACGCCTTATCGCCTGCATCTGCGGCTGTTTTGTAGATGTTACATCCTACCGCCGTGCCGTTGGCAGGCTTAACATACAGTTTTTTGCTCATCGTACCCATATCATCACCCTATCCATATCTGTCCACCGGGGATGTTAAGCGCACTTGTAACGGTAAGCGTCTCTGCTGTGGTTGTGCCTGTCAGCTTTGTGTTAGCCGTGGACGGTATTGCAGGCTTGTTGGTTAAGTCATTATAATTGCCGCTTGTGGCAACGCTTGCTAAATCGCCTGCCGCAACAGCTCCAAGGTTAGCTCTTGCCTGTGCCTGCTAAGGCTAGGGCATTATCTATCTCGTCATAGCTTGCTATCTCGCCTTTTTGCATCACTCCGACAACCTTTTTGCCGTCTGCCGCTGTTGCTGTGATTCCCTCTGCCAAATTATCGGCAGTGACGGTATCGCTTGTCAAATCGACAAGCGTTTTACCGCCATAAATAATTTTATTTACTGCCATTTTTTATACCTCTTAGCCGATTGTTACAGTCAAGCCGCCCTGCGGATTGTCGCTCTCATTATACGGAATAGCGTTTACAGTAACCTGCGACAAATAATTAAATCCCTGTGCGCTGTCTGGCAGGATAGTCTGCGCTGTTGTCTTAGGCGTAGCAGTCTTAGCCTGTGCTTTGGCACTCTCCGTGCCGCTCATTGTACCCGTTACACCTAAAATCGACACGCCTGCCCTAATGTTTGTAGCAATAATTTTAGCCTGCTCCGTGGTACTGATTGCCACCTTGCCTGCGCCGTCATGGTAACCAATAGGCACGGTGTAGCTATCAGCTTTTTTACTAATCACGCCGCTGACATCGCCATTGTTCTTCATTTCACCTGTAATTTTTACGCCGTTAACGTAGGCTGCCTTTCCGCTGAGGATTTCCGCACCTGCCGCTGTTGCATCGGATGTATCGGCGTTGTATGTGCATGCGCCTACGATGGGCGCAACGCTTTTGTCATGAGCGGTTGCACCCTTTAAAATCTTGTCTGCTGTTACTGTATCGGCGGTTAAATCGATTAATGTTTTGCCGCCGTACACAACCTTGCTAATATTTTTTTCAGCCATAATTTACTTCGACCTCACTTCCTATGTATGCCGTGATTCCGTCGGAAAGATTCGACGCTTCAAAATACGGAATTTTTTCAACCGTAATATTTTTTGTTAATTGTTTGTTCGCTGTTGGTAATATCTGCACTTCATGAGCTTCAGAGTGTACCACGTATTCACCGTCATATATTTCCACTCCGGCAACACTTCGGGCGGACAATATGCCGTGTAGCGTTGCTGATGTTGCTGACAATGTGCCGTGTAATTTTTCCATCAGTACGTCACCTCTTCCAGGATGCAAAATTCGTGTGGCGGAATAATGGTATCAACGTACCCATCTGCACGTTTGAGCTCTATATCGTAGATATACGCCCCAAATGTTAAGCCTTCGGTATCCGACGGATTGATGGTTAATTCACCGCCCGTGATAATCTTCTGCAGTACGATGTTTGGATTTCTAACAGTCCTGCGTACTGTAAAAGTTAAAACATCATCATCGTTTAACGCAACTTCTTTGCCATTCATGTCGGTAACAGTGATGCTAAATTGTCCACTGTCGCCTCGGATTAAGCTGATGTTATTATCATTCACTCGGAACACTCTCGTCACCTCCCAAAGTTATGGCGTTCACCTCATCAACACTCTTGCATGCATCTACTTCAGCCTGTTTCGCCCATCCTGCTTGCTTGCATCTGCCTATATGCATCGACAAGTCCGCCATCCACTGCATAACCTGTGACGGCTTCAGCCAAAACACTTCCTTGCTGTTCTTGCCTTCCGCAATGCCACGGACCGGGCAGCCATCGGGATACTTCTTTGCAAACAATGGTGTTTCTACATTCAAGGCAATGCCCTGCATGGTAAGTTGCGTTTCCTTGTCACTGTCATAGCGTACAGGTTCGCCACTTGCCTCGCTTACAAAACCGCCCGTGATGCTGGATGCTGTCCACTGTGTAACCTCATATAGCTTGCGCTGCTTAGCGTACCACAATGGCTCAACGTCTGTGTATTGCTCCCACAGGCTACACCATGGATAATATACACGCTCGTTGGGTTTTATCGGGCAAGGTGCATTGACAATGTTTATTATTTTGTTGTTTTGGTCGACTATACAAATCATTTATAACGCCCCCAGTTGTTTGATAGTGATCGTACCAGCCTCGCCGTCAACAGCAGCTTGATAGCGATTCCACGTTCTTTCACCAGCTATTCCACCAGCAGCACTAACAACAGCATTATTTTTTATAGTATTACTTATAATGATAATCGTGCCACCGCCACCACCACCACCGGGAGTAGTATAGTATTTTGTTCCATCTTCGCCCTTGCCACCATCGGCAGAAATCTTACTGCCTTCCAATAAGGCGACCTCGGGAGCAATAATTGATATGCCATATCCGCCACCACCGCCGCCGCCAGACGTATACCCGCTAGTAACATCAGCACCACCGCCGCCACCACCACCATTTCCACCATAAGCGTTGCCTATGCTAACACATGAGTTGCCGCCTGCAGCGCCTTTGGTGCTGCTACCTCCACCGCCTGCACCACCGTAGCCACCGCCCGTTCCGTCTTGTCCTGCTGTGGCATCTCTGCGCTCGTCGCTACTGTCATTGCCAGTTATCCAGCCGCCATTGCCACCACTTGCGCCACCTGTACCACCTTGGCCGTCGGCTCCAGGACTGCCGTTGCCGTTGATAGTGCCTGCTATAACAACGCTACCTGTGGCTTTGATAACTAATTGCTGATTAACGCTTACAGTCACGCCAGCTTTGATAAATACCCTTTTATAATTCTTCACCCCGCCAATAGTACAATCTGCTTCCGGGATAAAATCGCCATCACTGCCATCGCCTCTGTCAGTGTACCAGCTAGGGTATTTATTGGACTGCACCGCCGCCAACGTGCCCATGCCTGTGTAGCTAATCTGCACAATCTTGCCAGCATCAACGGCAGAAAACTCAATCAGCCCTGTGTTCCAATTATCGTTGCCGTCTGCTTTGGTTGCGTAATCGGGGCGAAATTCCCCCGCTGCAGGAGTTGCCGCAACCTCGGTCAATGCTGATGCAGTGACTGCACCTGTTGAGCTGTCTACCCATACTGCTCGGATGTTGCTCGGGTCTTGCTTCTCGGGAACCTCGTTCAACCTTATAACATAGGGCGATACACTTGGAATGATATGCGTTTCCGTCAAATTGATGTAGGTTGTTGTTCCTCCGTCACCTACAAACGGATTGATTCTAATATTACTAGGTTCACTCATTTGCTCGCCGCCTTTCCTGTTTTGTTTGTTGCCTGCTGCAGCAATTCATTGTTACGTGCATTGCGCTCTATATCCAGCAAATACTTACTGATGGGAGGTGTCGGAGGCTCTCCAAGCTCCATATCACACGTAATTCCCTTATCACCACTGACAGTGTATTTCAGCTTTGTGATGGGATATTTGCGAGCCTTGCCGTCTGTGTCTGTAATCAATGCCTGACCATCCACGGACAGCCTACGCACCCAGAACACACCATCAGGCTTCGGGTAGTTAAGCTCTACACCGCCCACCTTAGCTGACAGCTTAGGCTCTTTCACCTTGTCAAGCTCTGATTGTCCCCAACGTTCTGCATCCGCTGCTGTGTATGCTGTTGGCAATGTCCACACTGCTTCAGACACTCCGTATTGCTCTTGGCTCTGCTTATCCTCTACTGTTACAAGCCAGCTCTCGCCTGCTTCGTCCACACTTGCACCCTTGATACGTGCATAATTTACTATCTTGCTTATATCTTGGTCTGGCAGAAAACTGTTCAAGTGCGCCCCTACCCAAAAGCGGGCCTCTTCGTTTATCTCGTCAGTACGTGGCTTGAAATAAAATTCGTGGTATTCATCCACACCATAAACAAAATCAGTCGCAAATTCGGAAAGCTGCTCTAAGGCTTCCTTTGCACTCACGCCATCGAAAACAATCTTGCTTATGCGGTAACCGACATTGTAAATCTTGCTGCCGTTAAACACGATGCCTGTTTTTCGCTCAACGAGCCTGCAAATCTCTCTTACAATATCAGCTATTTCCCTGTTAGTGTATTCGGCAAATATCAGCACCTTGCTAAGCTTATCAAAAAAGCCGTAGCAAGTAATTTTAAAATCTGTAGCAGTGCCGCCGCTGTCAGGACGTGTCAAAACTTGCCCACTGTACCAGGGACGCTTATCGCCGAACAAATAAATATCTACACGTTGGCCATACATGATTTCCGTAAACGCAGGGAACTGCTTAAACGTAATCGTGCAGCTTCCGCAGCCATTCTTTGCAAGCTCAAACTGCAGCTGCGAGAACGGATTATTTTCTGTGCCGTTGGAAAATATAGCGGTCTTTGTGCCGTCCTTATTGAAAAACACAACTTGAACCGCACCAGGGATATAACTAATATCGCCATAATCACCGCCACCTGTTCCGCCTCCGCCTTTCTTTTTTTGCCCTGCGCCCCATATAAACGAGCCGTATAAGCATGATCCGAAAATAATGTTGCTCATGCCAACCACCTATTGCGCCATTTTATAACCACCTTGCCCTCGCTGCCTTTAATCTCATAGGTATTCGTCCCAGGCTTCGCAGTCAAAAAATGGCCACTGAAAGCATTGATAGCATTGTTTGCATCACGCCGCACTGTTCCTGCTTTGGTGTCTATAGTCAATACTGCAGGATTCGTGAGCAATGTGTCAGCCACACGCATCGTCTTGCCACTCTCAATGTGTCTGAACGTCACATCAGCCATTGTCATTCCGGTGCGAGGAACTAAAGCAACGCTCAATGGTGTATCTACAGAACCTGCGTTAATAATTGTTACTGTTGTTCCCTCATCGGGCAAGATATATCCTGCCTTGCTACTTTCGCTGTCTGCATACCTAAACGGGTCGGCCAATAATAACGTAATATCAACATCAGCTCGCTGCCCTTGATAGCCTTTAATCCACTTTGCGCTGCTGGATGCCATGCAGGATACATTATAAAAGCCATTGCCCACAGACAATGTATAATTCTGCTGGTAAAACAGCCTTAGCAATTCATTCAGCCGCCAATCATAATCAGCTTGATTCGTTCCGCTGATTAAAAAGCTCAGCTTAATCTTTTTCCCGTCTATATAGCCGTCGCCTGTGATTGTTGAGCCGTGGCTATATCCACGTTTTGAAGCTGTTGCTCTTACTGTCAAATCAGCACATGATTCCAGGCTATACCTGTACGGGAGCTGCTGGCCATTGATAACAAGCGGATAAGTCACCTTATCGTTATATTTTGCTCGCATAAAATCACCCCCGCATCCCCATTGCAAGTGTATATTCAAAATCTGCCATCAATCCGTCATAGTCAGTGCCATTGTTAATGTCGCCGTAGTTGTTAAACTCAACCACAGCCCCAGTACCGCCACCGACGCCGACGCTTACTGCTCCACCTACTGCATAACCATTGTTCAAAGCATTCAGCAAGGGCAGTCCTAGCCTGCGTACAGCCTTAGCATTGATAACATACTCGCCATTTGAAAGCATTGCAGGTATGCTATCGCTTGTGCCCGTGCCTGCACCAAACACGGGGCCACCATTTGCCTTCTGCATAATGTTGCCAGCCGTGATACTGCCCAAACCAGCTGCTGTCATTGCCGCTGTCGCCGCTGCATATGCTGGCGGACCTGCTATCGGGCCAAGTGTAGCAATACTCTTTTGAACCGCCGCAGGGACGGCCGCTGATGCTTCTTTCGCACTGTTTGCCGCATTCTCTACGGCTTGCTTTTTGCTCAACAGCTTCTCCAACACAGCCGCTGCCTGCTTCTTAATCATGAACTGTATAAACATATTGACAATGCTTTTCGTGATGTCCTTAAACACATCTGACAGCTTGCCGCCCTCTGTGATAACATCAGCAATGCCACTTGCAAGCTGATTCTTAATTGTCTCGCCTGCCTGCAGTTCAAAGTCAAGTATGTTTTGCTGGCTCTCCATACGCCAATCAAGTAACTGTTGCCGTAGTTCCTGTTCCTGCTGAAGGGCAACCATTTTTGCCTCCTGCTCGGAATTGAGATACTCCAGGAACTTTTCCCGTTCCTGCTCATTGAATGCAGCATTCATATCGGCCTTCGCTGCCTGCAGTGCTGTCTCAAGGCTGATGCTCTTTTCGTATGCCTGCTGGTCAATAGCATCTTTCAATGCCTGCTCTTGCGCAAGGCTCGCCGCATATAACGCATTTCGCTCATCGTACAATGCTTTTGCTTTGGCTATGCTTTCCGCATTGCCTGTACGCTCTGCGCTTGCTCTCAACGCCTCTGCTTCCTGCACCGCCTGCAGCTGCTTGCTCAACATTTCGTCAACAGCCTTCATCCTTGCCTGCTTCTCTTGGTCAATCTTCGCAAAGACTTGGTCGCTGCCCTTTAGGCCTGCAGTCGCTATGTCTAAGCTCATCTTGTCGAAGTCCTCTTGCAAGTCCTTTGTTGCCTTGCCTGCTCTGGTCAAGGCTTCCGAAACTCTGTTGACCTCACTTTCAAGCTGGCCGAACTTCTTGCTACCAGCCTTGCCAATGCTACTACTATCAGACGGAGTAAATAATTTTCCGTTGTATGTAGGTTTCTCCTTTTCCGGCTGTTCCTTCTGTTCTTCTGCAGGAGCATCTCCATAACTACCACCGCCACCGCCATGACTGCCATCGGAAGAACTTTCTGTTGTGGCTCTTTGTTTGGCAGCAAAAACCTGTCTAAACCATTCAATCGCTTCTTGCGCCCACGCTCTCACGCTTTCAATAGCCTTGTCCAGCATCTCATTAAAATCTTTGAGCCATTCAGGGCAATACCCTGCTATTGTCTCAAACATCCAGCTAAACACTTCTACATTTGCCTTTCCCAGCCACAAGAACGCTTCTGCTATTGCATCGCAGATAATAGCAACAGTTGTGAATATTGCCTCCATCCCTGCACTGAAAGCATCTCGAATGTTATCCCAGTACACGATTACACCTGCAATAGCGGCACCCACTGTTGCAAGCCCTGCCACAATCGGGGCAGTTAAACCAATTGCCGCACCCATTGCAGCCACTGCAGCCACAAGTGCAGCCACAAGTGTACCGACAATTATTGCAGAAAGTGCACCAATTGCGGCAATCACAGGCGCTGGAACACACTCTTTGATAACATCAGTAAAGCTTTTCCCTGCATCGGTCGCTTCCTGCATCTTCTTTTGAAACTCTCCGAGCTTGTCAGAAACATCCTTTAGGATGCCTTTGATGTTAAAAGCTTCGATCATATATTGACCAATGGTTACAGATGTATTCCCTGCGGTTTCCTCAATGTTGGCAAGCAGACCAGCCACTTCATCAGATGTTTTGGCCATCATACCACCGAACTGTTCATTCATGCCTGCGACAATGGTCTGCACGGCCGCCTTAGAGTCAATAGCGCCTTTAGAACAAAGGTCTTTCATTTCCGCTACTGTTTTGCCTGCGGCCTGTGCCAGCATATCCCATGCGCTAATACCTGCGCTAGTAAGCTGCATCATGTCCTGCGCATTGAGCTTGCCACTGGTCTGCATCTGTCCTAAGGCATAAGCAAGACGGCCTACGCCTTCCGTGCCCATACCTAAGCCGCTCGCTGCATCACCCAGGCTTGTAAGCATAGGAATGATTTCCTTCGCTTGAAAACCAAACGCCATTAGTTGCTGTCCTGCCTTCACAACGCCGGGAACATCGAAGGGAGTCTCTGCGGCAAACTTCTGCAGGTCTCGGAGCATCTGTGTACCTGCATCCGCAGATTTTAACATGGTCTGAAACGCAATTTCATATTGTCGCATTTGCGCGGCAGCCTTAACACTTGAAATACCTAAATTAACGATACTTCCCGCAATAGTGCCTATTAAAGAGGCTAATTGCACCGCGCCTAGCGCACTCATGGACTTGTTCACGCTGTCAAGCGCCTTGCTTGCCTTGCCGCATGCAGTGTTGACCTTTGTTGCGCTGTCCTTTACCCTGTTAGCCATATCATCAAACTTCTTGCCTGCGTTGCTGGCCTTGTTGCCTGTGTTGTCAATCTTCGCCCCTGCATCGCTCGTAGCTTTTGCCGCGCCCTGCATGGTCTGCTCGAATCTCGAACTGTCTGCAGTAATCTCAACTTTAACTTGCTTAGCCATTGCTCTCACCCCCTCCATATAACTCGTCAAGAAATGCACGATCATCATCGGTTATTCGCCCGTCAAATCGCCCATCATTGAATATATCTTTTAACTTCAAAGTCTTTTTTGAGGACTTGCCAGCATAATTCGCAATATACACCGTCACCAATGCGGCCAGCATATTTTCCTGCTGTTGCCGTCTCCACCTGTACCCATTCCAGATGTTTATAACATCGGTCGGCGTCATGTATGCACATTCTTCGGGAGTCTTTTTCAGAATAGCGTAGAAAATCCACTCTACTTTAGAAAGCCACTCTGAAAAAGAAATTACTTCCCCTCGGCTTCTTCTTCCTTATCTTCCAGGGCAGTCAAAATCTCATCGAACGGGCCTCTGTCGCTCACAACCAGGCCACAAATACCCAACGCCGCCAACATTCTCAGCCGCAGGTCAATCATGCCGTTTTCTACCTCTGCACAATAATCCGCAATCCAGCTATCCAGCTTGTTGCGACTGATGCCTCTTTCATACACCTTCAACGAGCAATACAGGCAGGCAATAATTTCAGTGACGCTCCATTGCTCTTTCTGCATCAAAGAAAAAACATTATGGCTCGGCAACATTGCCTCCAGCTCTTCCAACGCTCCAATGGTAAATTTCGCTTCTCGTTCTTCTCCGCCAATGTTAATATTTACGCTCTTTTTAATCATTCGTCATTCCTCCTAAAAAATAAAAGGGCAGTATAAAAATATACCGCCCCCACCCTTAGTCTCTCGGGTCTTCCATTGCATCCTGCGTCTTTGGAGCACCTTTGCCCTTCAAAGTGACGCTCAGAATCGCTGCATCATCATGAGCTGCAGTTTCTTCCATGCTAGTAATGCTATACCAATTAATGACGCTTCGGCCGCTCTTGCTCCATCTTAGCAGATGTACAGGCTCGTCAGATTCAAACGCTGCCCATAACTCTTTCACCGCTTGCTCTGCAGGCTTTACAATCAGCTCTACAGTAAGCTCAGTGCTCTTCACGCCTGCTTCTGCATCGCCATAGCCACCGCTGGTCTTGTCGGTCAGGTCAATTTCTTCAGCGCTTGCGCTATAATCTGCGCTGCGCTGGCCACCAATCAACGTCCACTTCGGGCTTTCTTCGCTTGCAGCCTCTCCATAATTGAGGAACACAAGCACATTCTTGCCTAACAGCTTTTCGCTGCTACTTTTCATCTTAGGTCTTACAGCCACCATGTTATACCTCCATATCATATTCGACTTGATATTCCAACAGCATCGCTACCGCCTTTATATTGTTGGCCACTGCACCAAATACAATACGCTTGACTAAGCCGTTGTCAATCATGCCACCTAAATCGTTATTATGCAACACCTCAAACAGGGTGTCGCTCAAATCATCAATATCAGTTGTTCCGTTAATATCCAGCACATAAATGCTATAAACTGCCGTTGCTGTGCATACATCATACGCATCTTGCTCAAATGTAACCTCATCGCAAGAAATTGTACCCTCAACACCTTTGCCAGCAGCAGCACCTACGATATTAACGTTCCACTTTACGCCCGGCACTGTTTCCTTGATAATGTCAGCAAGTGCATTTGTAACTTCTCTCGCTCTGCTCATCGGTTAACCTCTCATAAGGCTAATGGTAGCACGGCTAGTGCCACCCACACCTGTAAAATCATTTGCGTTAATCATGGCAGCCAGCATCTTTACTTCCTTGCCATACAGTTCGGCCTTCTGTGCAAATATATCATCATGCCTGCTTCCGTCAAATGTCACGCTCGCATCTGTGCCAACACTGGCCACGGCACGCATATAACAGGCGTAGGCAACGCCCAAACGCTTTACATTGTGGCTTATAGGCTGTTGAACTGTGGTAACACCATATCTAGCAGCTATGCTTTCCAAATATGCGTTAGTCTCATCAACATCTTCTTGTGTGACTAGCAGAATGCTGTCTGTAATGTTATCAAGTGTAATAAACTCCATTACAAGTCCTCCACTAAATTATCAAGTGCTGCCTTAAAACGCGCTTCTATCGTCGGCTGCATAACATCAGCTGCCGTATAAAGAAAAGGGTCCGCCTTTATGCCGGGGTGACGCACACGCTTGCTGAAGACAAATTCCTTGTTTACGGCAAAGCGCAGCACCTTTTTACTGCGTGGCACAATCACATACGGCTTAGTACCTTCATGCTGCCATCGCGCTATGTTGTTTGTAAGCATAACTGTACCTTGGTTGTCTTTAGCCAGGCTCATGATGCTTTTTTCAGTCATACCGCTTCTGGTAACGAACCGATGATGATCGCGCGCATATTCCCTGACATCTCTGACGGCCATCTTCACCTGTCTGCGTACCATGTCGCGCGTTTGGACCGGTGCGGCCTCGAAAGCACGCACCAGCTTTTCAAATTCGCGCGTAATCTCTACGCTTTTCATTATTCTGCAGCAGTCTTATGTACGTAGATAGCACCTTTCTTATTTTCCAGAACGAATGCATCATAGCGCACACGGCCTTCAACCAACCAGCCGTTGATACCAGGCGGGTTATCATGAATCTTATAATCTGCCAGCTTAACAGGAGCGCAGCAGGCGATAGGATTGGTGATGATAAACGCGGTTTTTGCCGGCATGTAGGATGCAGGTACAACGATAATAGGAATGCCGTCTACCATACCAACCTGACCTTTTACCAGCATATCTTGTGCCAGGTCGGAAGCCTTGATGAAGGATTCATCCTGCTTCAGCAGCTTGAAGTAAGACGCAGCCACATACGCAATGCGATTGCCTAAAGGTGCTTTCTCGTCGGTCAGCTTCTCGGTGCCGTCGAGGAAGGCGCTGTAAGCGTTGGCCTTGGTAACTGCAGCGGTTGCGCTGTTCTTAGCACCTGCAGCGATTTGTGCAAGACGATAAATATCCAGCTCCGGAATAATTACTTCATCAATCTGGCGCTGCAATGCTGCACCAGCCTCTTTCAGCATGCCGGTATCCTGATAGTTGCTCTTGTCGATGGTGAAGGTGAAGGAACGGTCCTTAGTCAAGGTCAGCTCCTGAACGGAATCCTCCAGCTCTGCCGGGGTACCATAACGGTTTGCGCCGGTAGAAGTGTAATCATTCATGCCGGCAGTAGGGATAGAGTAAACCTTTACAGTCTGCACACCGGTGAAATCATAATCGTTGTTGATTGCCGGAGCGGTCAGAGCGCCAGTCTTGAAGCGCTCATCAATTTTTGCGCTGTACTTATCTGCATAGTTAATAGTCATAATAAACAATCCTCTCTTTCGTCATTAAGAATTAAAGCCACTGAGGAACGGATCATCAGAACCGATGCCGCCGCCATTGCTGCCACCTCCGCCTGTACCATTGGCCTTAACTGCCCAGCTGTTCTCCTTCAGCCAGCCGTTAACACCATCTTCCAGGCTGATTTCTTTGCCGTCGCTGCCGGTATAGGCAAGGCTTTCATCATCTTTGACAACGATACTGCCTTCCAGCAGCTTAGCCATGTTCTGCGGGCTCGCAGCGTTGCCCTTGGTCAGCAGCTCTACAGCCTTAGCCATCTTCATGCCGTCAAGACGCTTAGTCTTTTCAGCTTTGGCGGTCTCAGTCATATCAGCCAGCTGCTTAGTGACCTTGCCAACCTGCGCGGTTAAGTCAGCAATCTGCTTTGCGACCTCATCAGGCTTTTTGCCGCCCTGGGCAAATTGGTCTAATGTAGTCTTAAGTCCTTTGGCTTTGTCTACCACATCGTCACCATCGACCAAACCAACAGCCTCTAAGATGCTTTTCAGCTTTGTCGTACTCTGCTCTCCTGCCGTGCGGTGCTTCTTAGCCTCGTTGTTGAGGGTGTTAATTTCGCCCTTGATAGCAGCGATGAGGTCAGCACCGTTCTCAACTTTTTCCAGTGCTTCGTAAACCTGTTTCATTTCCATTTCTGATACCTCCATATCATGGGTCTCCGCCCTATATTGTGCCCTCTCCTGGGCAATAAAAAAGCGCATCTTGTGAAATTCACAAAATACGCTAATTATTAACTTGTTTGTTACATAAAAAAGCAACGGTATAGCTATGAATTTAATTATTATTAATACCAAGCTTCCCATGATTCTTCTGGGAATTGACCATTTCTAACTAACTTATTAATATGAGAACACGCATGAAATTTATAAGCATCCCATATGCCAGGAATGTCTTTCAAAATGTCAAAATCATAGTTTTTAAGACCAACTTGAATAACACCATATTCTCCATCTTTTCCTTCTGGGTAGAACCTGTATTGTACGTATTCTTTTGTAAGTTTATGTAGAATAATTTTTACCATTAGAATCATACCTCTTATCTATAGCAGCCTTATAGTTATATTTCTTTTCCGCTAGTATATGTGCTTCACTATAATTATAACCCATTTTTTTCATTATAGCTAGCTCTAAATGTTCATGATTAAGTAAAATAATATCGCAATCGCGTATATCTTTCCCGTTCAATAAACGAGTAAAGCTATCTGCCATATCTGGATCAGGAAGGAATGTACTAGTACCCGACTGTAGTTCGTGTTTAGTAATAAAAACATGCTCAAAAATTCTATTTAATCTACTTATCGAATACCCTGTATTCTTATGTATTTTACTAGCAAAATCATTTTTGCCACAATCAATAATTCTGGCATAGGTCTGCTTGGCCTCTTCTTCTAATTTAAAATATTCTTGAACACTGATTAACGCACCCATTTCAAATGTGTGCAGCCTGCCTTTTACTTCCCTCAGCCCAGCATAACCACGCATATATTTGCGCCAATCCTTGCCGTCTTCCCACGCCTTCAAGCCTTTACGCCCCAGCACCTGCGCCCTGCGTGATTCCGGCAAGCTATTCAACCATTTGTTGCCTGCCTCCTGCACCTGGTCACGTTGCTGCTGCATATCAACTTCGCCTTCAATGACTTCCACGTACCGGCATAAGCAATGCGGGTGTACCGGCAAAGGCGGCAGCTTATCCTTGGGATATATGCCTGCACCTAAACCATACATATCAGCTTTGGCGTACATATCGCAGATGTCAAAAACAGGATGACGGCTCGACAGCTTGAATTTCACAGCCACAATATCAGCATCTTTTTTCATCTTAGCTACAAAACCGTCAGCCCATGCCCTCGCCATCTCAGTTCTGGTGATACGTTCGGCAACATAGCGGGATTTTTCATTGACAGCAACTTCCACGGCCTTTTCAATAGCCTTTTCATTACCTTTCTGCACTGCTTCCAGCAATTTATTATAGGCTGCCTGCAGTGCTTTGTTGGGTGCGCCATTTTTGGCCAGACGATTGATATTGTCAATGGCCTGCCTTTGCTCAGCCAATGCCTGCAGGTCGTTGCCTGTAGCTTCCCTTACCTTCTGCAGATACTTTGGCAGGTCCTGCCTGCTGATAATATCCTTGCCGCCGTTATATACGTTCCGACCATCTTCGCCATAACCGTCATACAACGCCCTTGCAGCCTCAGTCCAGGTCTTGTTCCGGCGCATCTGCTCCTGCAGGGTGCTTACAATGGCACCGCGCATTTTCACGCCTACGCCATGCAGCTTTTCGGATAGCGTCATGCCGCTTTCATCCCACTTATCGGCCAGCTCTTCACCCATGCTTTCTACTTGCGCTTTAGTCAGCATAGTCGGAACAATACCATAAGCATAAGCTGCAGCCTCTACAAGCGCAGGCTTCAGTTCCAGTAGTGTAAACAGCTTACCATAGTGGCGCTGCACATTATCCAGTGCCTCTTCAAACTTCATGCCACTAGCAATCAGCCTTTGTAAGTAAGCTACCGCTTTTTTTGCATCCCTTCGCCAGCTCTTATTCAGTTTTTTAATCAGCTGCGCCAGCCTGTCCGTCGTCGCCATCATCGCCACCGCCATTATCACCAAAAGCATGGCTATAATCCAGCTTTTCCTGCTCCAAGTGCTCTTCGTAGGTCTTCACCAGCGCGTCAAAGTCATCAGCCTTAAGCTCCGGCAGATAGCTGGTAAGCACACGCTTGAACACTTCCATGTTAAATTCATCGCCAAAGTTCAAGCCTTTAGCAATTTCAGCATTAGCAAGCTCCTGCTCAACCTCACTGATTTTGAAGTCATTCGGGTAGTTCACACTGTATTCCAGCTGCACACCGGTCCAGATACTGAACAGCCTTGCCAGATTCTCTTCCGCTGCTTCCACGAGATCTGCAAAATCTGATAAGATCTGATTGGTTGCCTCATAATCCCACGCTTTCGCCTGCCCGCTCTGCTGCTTGCTGGAGCCTGTTACGTTGACCACAACGGCCATGCGGTAAATCTCCTGCTGCAGTGTAGCAATCTGCGCTGCCAGCACCGTTGCAGGGCCGTCAGGCGGAGCGATGAACGCAGGTGCGTGGCTGCTCTCCGGAGGATATCCCAAGGCATTATTGGTGCCGATGTTAATACTGTCCGGGTCACTCGAAGGGTAACACAGAACGCTGAAGGTCTGATTGACTAAGATGTCAGCCAACCAGCTGCACATATTGTAGATAGCAAGATTTGTTTTTGCTATGCTAAGGAATTCACTAGGCGGGAAAGGATTGTGACTATTCCTCACTTTGCTCACCAGAGGAACAACCGGCACGCGCCCAAGATTCCAGGTTCCGCTGTGCTTGCCTTTGCTGTCGATAAGCTCCCATCCTTCTGCCGTCAGCGTTCGTGTCGCCATCGTCTGTTCCTGGTATGCATCAGGCTCTACGAAAACAAACTTTGTGATACGTCCCAGCTTATCCTGACAGATTTCCTTGACTGCATTAAGGTTAACCACAAAAGCGTAAGGCAGGTTATTGCGGTCCGCTTCCAGGTCTGCCACGCGCATATCCTCAGTATCGCCTTGCGCCTTATCCATAACGATATAAGCGACGCCTTGCAGCTTCGCACTGCAGGCAGCCTGCTTCATAAGGTTCTGGATGCTGGTGCCCAAGAAGTCAACATCCTTACTGAAGGTTTCCCACAGCTCCGAGCCTGCACCGCTCCAGTCACGCACAGCCAATGTTTTGAAGATTGGCGCCACATGAGCATTAACGCAGGGTGCCAGATAGTTAAGGTAGTACGCCAGCTCGCGCCTCATGCCGTACTTTCCTGCATCCTCACGCGGGTGCTGGGTTAAATAGCTGCCGTCAAGAAAGCCTCCGCAGCCTTCATAGCCATCTTCCAGCATTTTGTATAATCCATGTTTATCATTACGCATTTTTTCACCTCTCTAATAGTTGACACGCATCGGTTTAGGCCTTGCCACCTCCACGATGTCCTCACACACGCCGGTTAAAGCATCCGGAGCATCATCGTGTGTGTTCTTGCCTTCCTTCTGGTACTTGCTCAGTGCTGCATAAAACTCCGGCCAGCGGTTCTTCCAATCGCTTGGGAAATAAATATGCTCCATACACCACGTAGTATTAGACAAGATTCTTGCAGCCTTGTTCTTATGCTGCGTAAAGGTTTCAATGGTTGTATGGTTGCTATGCAGCAGCTTCTTCACGTTCCTGGCGAATCCACGCCCGCCATTGTTGCTTTCAAAGCGTGCCACATTCGTACTGTTGCGTTCCAGAGCCCTCGCCGTTGCCGGTTCAGTTACTTCCATAGGCTCTTTCGTGTATAAAACGTCAAGCACATACGCTTCATCCGCAAAGGTGCGCCCATAAATAATGCAGCAAAGGTAATCGGCACCTGTATCAGCCGTATCAGTATAAGCACGAATCTGCTTGAAGGCAGGCAGCGCGCCGTCATAGGTCTTGAAGCTGCTGTACAGCCTGCCCTTGATATCAATCGGCTCCTGCTGGTAGTTGGCGCTCCATATGTCAAGCCCCATAAGTTGCTTCTTCTCCATGCAGCTTTCAGCATCCAGCACGCCATCACACAGCATGCTGCCGTCATCCTGCACTGCCTTCATGTTGATATGCACGATTTTTTCTGCCGGATAATATTCCAGCACCTTGCCAGCCAAATCATCACTAGCCCAGCGCGTCATAATGACGATGATTTTATAATTGCCCTCGCCACGCGACAGCATGGTATTGGTGAACCAGTCCCAATGCTTTTCCTTAACATTTTCGTTATAGGCTTCTTCCGCATTTTTGATTAAATCGTCTATGATCATCAGCCTGCAGCCGAAGCCTGTCGCTGTACCGGTTGGCGATGTAGCAAGATAACTTGTCTGCTGTCCTTCGAGGCTCCACAGGTTCATAGCGCCGTCGCCACGCTTAATTTTGGTGGCGGGGAATACATCACTATAGACCGGCTTATAAACATCCGCTTTGGCCTCACTGATGCTGTCACGCACGTTCTTACTGAAGCGCGTCGACAGTGTTTCGTTGTACGAGCCAATCATGACCTGCAAGGTGTTATCCCTGCCCAGCGCCCATTCCACGAAGTTGCTGGCCGTGTAGCTTTTGCCATGACGCGGAGGCATGTTCAGTACAAGTATCTTCTTGTCTGAAGTCAGGAACCATTGCAAGGTATCGCACAGCTCCTGCAGGTACTTGCGGTCGCTCCGGTAGAAGTCCGGGTTCTTCAGCTGGGCGTAAAAAAAGAACCTGCGTCTTGCAAGTTCTATCTTTGCTCCCAATGTAATCAGCTGCTTATCCATCCATACCAGCCAGCTTTTTCAGTTCTGCATCCGTCAGCCCTGCAAACGGATTGGCAAGCTCACCGGAGATTTCCACGTTTTCTTTAGGCTTCAGCCCTACGGTATCACGATAAATTTCAAACGCCTTGATGTTGCCACGCTTAGCCTTCAGCTTCAGCGCGTCCAGCATCTCCTTGCGCTCATCGTCGGTCGTGAAGTCAGCGTCCAGCTCGCGGAACGACTTCAATCGGCGGCGTGCTTCACCTGATGCCTGACCACCTTTTCTCCCTCGTTCTCTTGCTTCGCTCTTGCTTCTTACCGGTTTTAAATTATCCAGTTGTTTCTTTGTAGGCATCCATCTCACACCACCTTAATCCCACATCATCAATAATATCCCAAAATTCTTCCACATCATGCGGCACAACGTAGAAGCCTGTTTCGTCTTTCTCAAAATCAATGCCAACATGATGCAGCTCATGCCTAAGCAATGTTTCCATCTGCTTTTCGCTAAAGCCAACTACATTCGGCTCATAAACCACAATAAAAAAATCATAAGGACAGCACCAGCTGTAGCGGTCGCTCACTAAGTTGCAGTCAGCAAATATCGTCCGCTTATTGCGCTTCTTCTCTTCCAGGCTGGATAAGTAGGCTATTTTTACCTTAGCAGCCTTTATATCCGCAAACTCCGGCAAAGTGCGTATCAACTTATTAGCCATCAGCCTATACTTTTTACTGTGCTCCATGATATACCTCGAATTCTTCTACCCTTGCCGGACGCGCCGCATTGCAGTGCGGTGTCCTTGCGTCCGGAAAGAAGGTGTTCTATTCCGGCGTGGTAAAAATTTACAAAAACCCACGCCCGGCAAAGGCAGAAAATATATAAAGGCAGTCACCGCAGTTTCTGCCCCTCACTACTTCGCCCGCAGGCTTTTCGTTATTCTTATTGGTGCGTAGGGCTGGAATTGCACCAGCGTTGTATCTTACGTCACGGATTTACAGTCCGCTGCCTTCGCTACTCGGCTCACCTACGCATATAAAAGCAGGGGGTAAAGGGATTCTTGACGCCAGCTATGCTGCGCTGCGAATATTTGCAATGTCCTATTCGCAACTTGCATCTACTCCCATTTGGGAACCTTGCCCCTGCACCCGGGTATCTTTAAAATCTTACCATAACGCCACCCATGACGTTATCTGCTCTGCCGGCTACCCAACCACCAGCATTGCCTTTCAGCGGGAAGTTAATAACGCCTACCGCGCCATCTTTAGAGATGCCAGCACCAATGCCCCAGCGCCGCGTTTTATCCACTACCGGTATCTTTATATTAAGATCCGTGCTGCTGGTCTGCGTCAGCGTCAGTTTATTCTTGTCAAACAGGTACTGTTCATTCTCTGCTTTGGCCACAGTGAAGGCCTTATCATTCACCTTAACATTCAGCACCGGCTTATTGAGCTTCACCTCAACATCCGTTTTCTCCGGTTCGCTTTTAGTACTGCCATCAGCAGACTTGTAGATAACAGTTTCTTTAGGCACATAAGCGATTTCCGTTTTCACCTTGTCCCGGTATTCAACCTGGGTAACTACTTTTGTGTCAGCCACCGGGCAGGTATGCAGAACACCGCGCAGAACGAAACCGCCGGCAAAGGCTAGCACAGCAGCTATTATTAAAAATATTGCATTTTTACTTATCACTGTGCGCCTACCTTTCCATGGCATAGTAAAAGCCCCACCGCCATTACAGCAGCAGGGCCTTGCTCCCTTGCGTCTCTTGTTTTCTTCTCCGCTTATTATAATTATATCATCAGCGGATACTGTCAAACAATGTCACAACATATATTTTTACAATTTTTTATTCCATCTCTGAACTATTTCAAGGAAAAATTCCCCGTCTCTCGCCAGCTCAAATCTTTTACAGCATGGGCAGTAAATCCCTAAAACACCTTGCTTATTAAATGCACACCTTGGCTGCATGCCGCAGCAGTCATTGATTTTCAGGTTCAGTTTCTTTCTTTTCTTCTTCATCATGCGCCAGCCTTTCCAAGATGGCTGCATGACGGCGGTGCACGCTGCGCCAATTGATTCCCATGCGTACAGCCACTTCTTCCCACGTGTAGTTGCTGAAATAATACATTCTCAGCATCATCTGGTCTTCAGCAGGCAGCGGTTCAATGGCCTTTTCAATATCCATCTGCAAACCTACCAGCGCGCCAAACTTTTCGTAATACAGACTGCGCAGTTTATCAGCCTTGGCAATGGCATTGGTTACATTGTCACGCCCGCTATTGCCGCCACCGGGCATCCCTGTTAATTGCGAAATCCTTGGCGATGTCATCATGTTGGTAAGCTCGTTCACCTGATCCTGCAAATCCATTATCTCCATTTTCAGATGCTTGCATTTACGCAGATCATATTTTGTTATCAAGTTTTTGCCCCTCCTCAGACTTCTTCGAAAATCATATCCGGATACTTATACAGCAGCATTTTCCGCTTCAGCAAATAGTCCTTTGTTCTAAAGCCCTTAGTGTCAACCACTACTGTGCGCCCATCTTTATATTTGACGACAAAATCAGCAATGTACTTTATTGCTCTTTCAGTTTTGCCGGCATGTTTGAATTTAGGCTGCAACTCGAACGTTACCTGACGTTCAAATTCTATAACCTCGCCCGCCATGAGCAACACTTTCAGTTCGCAATAATAATTTTTTTCTTTGATGCTGTTAAAGATGATGCCATCACATTCAACTTTTTTGTTATGGTATTTCATTGCTGCTTGTGCGTCCTTTCCCATTCAGCCAACGCTTCCGGCGTGCCAAATTCTTTTAACAGCTCACGCTGGCATTTTTCACAGTAAACGGGTCGGCCGTTGTCGAAAATGCTCGATACAGCCTTTTCTTTATCGCACCACACGCAAACTTCACCTGCGCTAGTTTCCATGTTGCACACCCCCTAAAACGGAATCTCTTCGTCAAAAGGCACCTGCTGGCCGAAACTTTCCATGCTCTGCGGCGCCGGCTGCTGTGATGTCTGCTCCTTGCGCTCGATGAATTCGGCATGGTTGACGATTACTTCAGTAACCCAGCGCTTGCTTCCGTCTTGGGCATCATAGCTGCGGATTTGCAAGCGGCCTTCTACCAACAGACGTTGTCCCTTATGTACGTAGTTGCCGATTGTTTCTGACGTCTTTCCCCACGTTACGCAAGGGATAAAGTCCGCTTCACGGCTGCCGTCTTTAGTGTAGGGGCGGTCAACAGCCAGCGTAAACTGTGCTACGCAGGCACCGCTAGGGGTATATCTGATTTCGGGATTTTTGGTCAAACGGCCTAACAGCATAATTCTATTCATTCTCATTCTCTCCTTTCAGCACCAGCCGCAGCGCCAGTACAATGACCAGCGCCAGGCAGATGGTTCCTGCCGCATTGTAGATTAACTCAGTAAACGATATATCCATTATTATTTATCCTTTCTTTCATCATCCCGAAGGAGATAGCAACCACAATTGGGGCAAAAAATATAGTATCTTAATGTTGATTCCTTGCAGCAATCGCAATACACTTTGCCATTCTCTTTGTTCCAGACTGCCTTAGCTACTCTAACTCCATTGCCTGGAGTAACCTTGATTCCTACCAAATCCTCAACCTCGTCTTCCTCAATCTTTGAGCGGATTGCAGCGTTGGCCTTGTGCAGATAATCAACATCTCCACTATCACACCACATATTCAGATTTAAACGCACTGCTGTAATAAAGGACTGGTTTTCCTCATCTTGGTTTTTATCCTCAACGACTTCATTTTCTTTAACCAGTTTGTCGATATACCAGCGAGCTTTTTTCAGGTCCTCAACGCCGTTCTTCTGGCCCCAGCGCCACAGATACTTGATGGCATTAGCGGTACAAACAGCATCAATGCCTTTCAGGTTAATCGTAGCCGCCGCCAGTGCGTCGATGCACTCAACACCGCCTTGGGTGTAGTGCTTAGGATGGTTTACATTGTCAGTCATTATTTATGCCCCCTTATCCATTTCTCATGTCTTGCGGCAGTTCCGGCTGTCGCTAAATTTTTCAAGTTGGCCTGCCGTTTCGCTTCCAGCAATTTGTATTGCTCGGTTTTCCATTCGCTAAATGCGTTGCAGATAGTATGGCAGCCTATTCTTCTTACTTCGCATCCTCTGCAGGGTGATTTGCCTACCATCTTTTCTTGCTCACCTCTTCCTTTACCAGTCTGCCTGCTTTATGCGCCCGCCTTGCAATCTTTGCTTTGTCATCGCAGCTGAAGGCAAGGCATGCAGGGCAGATGGTGATAATGTTAGCAGGACTGATGTAGTAGCGGTTACAGCTGCCGTTCTCCTGTCCGCACACTTGGCATTTACGTTTCATCTGCTCAGCTCCTAAAATAAATCCTCTTTCGGCAGCACGAACCAATACTCTCCCAACGGACTAGGTGGGTACCACTCCCATTTATAGCCCTGCTCCTTGCAGTACATCACCAAGGCATCAGAATTCAGGCACATACGCCCGCTCTTTCTGTACTGCTTTGCTATAGGCTCAAATTTCGCACGCATTTCATCTGCAGTATAGTGTTCAAGAGCACTGCGACCGTCTAATATAAGACGTGATGCAAGTTTTTCCGCGTGCCAGATTTCGCCACGGCGTTTCAGTTTTTTCTCTAATTCTTCATTCCACTCCATGATATCTCCCTCAATCTGCTATAGCCACATTTCGTTGGCGTGTTCAAGCACCTATCTTCACAAGTTTCACGCTCATAGCAATCTAAACAGCACATCCCATGCCTGCTTTTATAACAACAATTAGCAGGAAAAGGACACTTCAACGCCAGCAATGCTTTATTTTTTGCTCTAATCGCTTCGCCCGCCGCCCTTTTAGCTTCTGCTTCCCTGCGACGCTCCTTCAAGATGCAACCACAACTCTTTTTACCACCACGCAAACTATCACTATAAGCTTCGCATGTGTTACCACAGTCACATTGGCAAAGCCATAGAGGGGTTTTCCTTAGTGCTGTCTTTCGTGGCAGTTCTTTGATAACTACCAGCCGCCCAAAACGTTGCCCTGTTAAATCTACTTTTGCACTCATCTTCTGCCTCCCTACAGCCCCAGAAGCTCATTCATGCTTCTGAAATCAGCTGCCACCTTCTGGCGGCGACGGCTCTTGCCGGTTACTTCTACCGGATGGCACATCTCCAGCACTCTGTCATAGATACGGCTGTTTCCGATGCTGTCGGGCTTTTTGATTTCGTCGATGCTCAGGTTGGTTGTGATGATCATCGGCAGCTTAGCTCTATACCGCACATCAATTACGTTGAACACCTGCTCCTGAGCGTATTCGCTACGGCGTTCGGCTCCCAAATCATCCAGAACCAGCAGGTCGAACTGATTGAAGCTGTCAATATAGGCTTCCTTTTCCTCAATGCTCCACAATGTATTCAGCACCCGCGCAAAGTTGGTCATCAAACAGGTTCTGCCGGAATCTATCAGGGCATTGGCGATACAGGCTGCAGCAAAAGTCTTGCCGGTTCCCACACCACCATACAGCAGCAAGCCTTTGCCCTGCTCCCGAAGCTGCGTAAAGTTGCCAACGTAGTTTTTAGCAGCTCTCATTATGCGCGGGTCCGCACCGTCATCAGCTGCAAAATTCCAATGCTGCATATCGCTTTCAAGAAAGCTGGCACGGCGATGCTGCCTGATACGCGCCTGCCGCTTTTCAGCTTTGCGCTGCTGTTCTTCTGCCGCCAATTTTTCGGATCTGCACCGGCAGAGGCACGGCACTACCTTGACCATGCCCAGGAAGCTGCCGCGGAACTCTTTCGGCGTATGGCACTTACCGCAGTAAAGCAGGCCATCTTTTTCGTAATCACCCGGCGTTGGTTCTTCTGCTGCAATTATTTTTTCCACCTTCGCAATAGATTCCATTAAAACCTCCGTTATGTTTTCCATGTGCTCACCTTCCTAAAAGTATTTGTCCAAATCAGTCATATCTTCACCGCCTGCAGCCTTTGCAGCCGGTTTGTCGCGCCTTGCCCAATTACGGATAGTAGCAAGGTGGTTTTTATAGCTCTTGCCACTGGAAGCCATATATTCAGACAAGCGCTGTATACGCTGGTCCCAATCAGAAGGGAACTCAGCCTTCAGCTTGTCCAGATCATCATCAGACAGCAGCACGTTTTGATATTCGCCGTGTTTATGGCGAGGGGATTTTTTAGATATACTCTTATTCTTATCTTTATCTATATCTATATCTATGCGTGGAACGTCCATGGACGTCCGCGGACATTCCATGGAATTTTGAGGCAAAAGCTTTTCAGCTTCCCTTTTTCTCCGCTTGCGTTCCCTGTCTTTTTCTCTTATCGTTGCCAGCCTGTCTGTGCTCTGGTACTTCTCCCAGCTTGACAGGAAAATCATGTTGTTGATGATTTCTATCATGCCGAACTGTTCAAAGGTCTTCAGCGCAAGCCTTACAGTCGAAATAGGCTTGTTAAACTGCGTGGCCAGCATTTCGTCCGTATACGGGATTTCCTTTGTCAGATAGATAAAGCCGCCATCGTTGACATTACCGGCAAGGCAAAGCAGCTGCACCCACATCAGCAGAAGGCTGTCGCCCTCCGGCATGCTGCCAATCTGTTTAATCTTGCGGTTGTCGAACATATCAACAGCAATCTTTATCCATTTCACGTCCGCCACATTATCAATCCCCCTTCCACGCCGCTTTCAGCCCTTCCAGTTCCGCCGGTGTCATTGTTTCCACGCCTAAAGTCTTAGCTTCTTCAACCACGGCTTCAATCAACCGGGACATTTCGGCGGTGCTGTAACTGCTGCTACCATAGTAAGCAATTATTGTCGTATAGCCGTTCCGCTCGCTTAGCGGTTCTGCTATCCAGCCCAGCCCGTTAGCCTGCCATCTACGGATAAACCGCGCCGCACCCGCGCTGATCAGCTCCACTGTTTCAAAGCTGCCAACCTCGCGGATGTTTTTGCGGTACACTGTTTCTTTCGTTGCCCCGACTTTTTCCGCGATTTTCTGGCACATCTGCCACATATAGGCGTTAGCGTTTAGGCTGCGCTTGCGCTTTTGGCGGTCAATAGATATTATGTATGGCTTATTATCGCCCTGCATTGCGTTCAGCGTGTTGAAAAGCTCTTGCCTATACCAACTATCCAGCGACACGGTAAACTCTACTGTATCGCCAATACAGGACACGTCAGCTATATTTTTTATCTGCGCTTTCACGTTTCCACCGCCCTAAAGATAGCTTTTGCCTATCAACGCCCGGAATTCTTCTCGGCTATGCCCCAGTGCTTCATACTTACGCTGTGCGTGCTGTTTGATTTTTTGGTCAAGCACCTGGTTATTATTATGTATGCCAGCCGCGCCGTTATGATGATAGTTGCACAACGGCACTACAAAACCGTGTTTGTCGCTGATTTTCCGCAGCGCAGTTCCGAAAAATACGTGATGCACTGCTTCCCGCGGTCTGCCGCAGACTATGCAAAATTCCATGTTATCCGTTACAATAGACTTTTTCACTGTGCATCAGCCCGCTTTCTAAGGCTGTTCATAGCCTGCGCCCATTGTTTTGTATCCATGTCTTGCAGGTTATTAATCTTGTAACCTGCAACGACGCTATCAACAGCAACGCCCTTTTGCTTTGCCAACGCTTGCAGCTGCCCCATCTGGTAGCTAGTGACTTTTTCCGCTGGCTTTGCCGTAGGCTGCCGCTTAGCGTTGTTAGCTGGCTTCTGACTTCCAGCAGGCTTTTCTGCTGGTTGCTGCACCGGTGGCAGTGCGTCCGCGTCCTTTGCGTCGTCCAGCGCAAACAGCCCATTAAGCGCATATTTACGTGCATAGCTGCTACAACTTCCTGTAATCTGCGCTACATCCTTACCTTTTTGTGATTCGTCTTCGCGAGCATAACCATCAACTTCCACAACACCATCACTTTCAGTATCAATCAACTTAGCTACAGCCTTCACATATGTACGATTGCCAATGACAACGATTTCATCCGTCAGCAGCAGCACAGCTTTTACTTCTACCAGCAGAGGCTTTGCCGCTTCTGTAATATCTTCACAGCTGCGGTAATAGTACCCGCCGAAGTCGCTGTACTGCCCTTTAGGTACTTTCAATTTTGCCTGCAATGTCAGCAGCTTTTCATAAATGCCCATGATCAGTACCGCCTTATTTAATCTGCAGGTTCTGGCGCGCTACCAGCTCGCAGCCTGGTATAGTTTCACCGGCCTTGATAGCCTTTTTGACTGCAACCTTGTCCAGCTCCGGATCTTTGAATTTCAGGAATTCTTCCGGAACATCGCCGATGCACTTTGCGTCAAACTCTACCGCTTCGCTTTTGCGGAAGCTCATTGCCACCTTTGCAGTCTCAAACTTTTTGCCGTTCAGATAACGGCCCAGAAAACCTCTAAGGCTTTCCGCCTTGGCCTTGGCTGCCTTTTCACGTTCTGCAAAAGCGTTCTTCTGCGCTTTCAAAGCTTCTGCATCCGCCAACAGGTTTTTATACCAGCAGCCCAGGTTCTCAATCTTCTTGTCGCGCTCCATTTCCAGAGCAGCGATTGCTTCAAGGTCAATGATTTCACCGCTTTCGGTATCTACAACGCGGCTTTCGTCCAATTTGACGCAGGCCGCCAGCTTTTCGTCTATATCAAACAGTTTCATGCTATGCCTCCTTTAAACTTACGTTGTTTACGATGTTCTGCAGCTCCCGGGTGGTAAGGCCGGCAAACTGATCCATGTTAAACATTTCTTTGGTGATGCCTTTTGCAAGCAGCTGATTTTGGAAGTAGTCCATTGTCAGGCCGTCATAATCTCTTTCGTTCATCTGCGCACCTCAATGGGAATCAACACGATGTCCCCCGGCTGAAGGTCACCCTTCAAATTGCTGATTTTCTTTGTATAAAAGATGACCTCGCGAATATCTCTGCGGTCTCCTTCGCGCTGCATGGTGTCACCCACCAGGTGCCAAAGGGTATCCCCTTCGCAGGCCGTAGCCTTGACAACATATTTTTCCGTCGGACGTGTTGCATCCCATGCAGCCCAAACGCAGCAGGCTGCCAACAGGGCAAATAAGATTTTTTTCATGTCTACAACTCCTTTACGTTAAACGGATCAGTCACATCCTTGCCGTCATATGTGCTGAGGAACTCTTCCAAAGATTCCCGGCGGCATTTAAGGTTGCCAAGCTTCATGAATCTCAGCAGACCGGATTTTTTGAGCTTGTAAACGTAATCAACATTGCATTTCAGAAGCTTGCTTACTTCCGCAACAGTCAAAAGCTCTATACTTGCCATAATCTTTGCCTCCCTTCATCCTCACGCCCCGCAAAACTTGTTGATAAAGTACTGCTGGCCTTTGCCGGTAACCTTGGTTGTTTTGCTCACGCTGACGTGGCCGTCACTGTGGGAAATAGCCGTTTCCTTAATCTTGAACAAGCCCATTTCCATCGCTCTCTGCGTGGGGCTGTTGTAGTCCGCGCCCTGACGCTTAATCAGGTACCCTTGCTCACGCATCCAGTTGAACAAGCGCTTCTGACCAATCGGATGGCCGTTCTGCTTCAAAATCTTCGCAAGGTCACCAATCAGAATAGTGCTGTCGCTCGCGCTCACCGCATCTGCAAACAGCACCTTCGGCTTCGCCGCTGCCACATCGCATTCCAGCTCCTTAATGCGCTGGTCACGCTGCCGGATCGTGCTTTGCGCTACCAGCACAGCCTTCGCCATAATCTCTGCGTCCGTCATGTTCTCACTGCCTGCGATGTAACCGCCGGTCTTTCTGATTGCCGGAATGACTTCGCTTGTCACCCAGCGCTTGAATTCCTTTGCTTTGGGCATCTTGCTGGAGAGGATGAGAGAGTAAAGACCGCTTTCGTTGATGATGGTCAAACCACGATTACTTTCAAAAGTACCGTTTTGGTAGTTTTGAAAGTAATCTTCATCTACATGGCGGTTGACATCTCGACTACCGTTTTGATAACCGAGAATGTCAGCCACGTCCTTGCCAACGAACCACGGTTCTCCATTCTGTTGAATGGTGCGAATCTGTCCGAAGTCGGGACTGTCGAAAATCTGTAAGTTGTTCATGTTGCACCTCTTTTTCTATTCTACTTTTAGTAGAGTTATTGGGCAAAAAAATATCATCATAAGATACGCCAAGAAATTCCGAGATAATTTTAGCTTGCTTAATAGTTACCTCATCAGGATTTTCCTCTAATTTGCGATAAGTTTGGACATGAACGCCCAGCTTTTCAGCCATTTCGTCCTGTGTTTTTTCTCTCACAAGGCGTATCTGCTTCAAAGATAAGCCCATTTTGAACACCTCCTTTGTTTGATTTACAAGTCTATTGTAATCTACTTTTGGTAGAGTGTCAACTACTAAAAGTGGATTATTTTCGTTCTCATGTTGATTTTTTTCTACTTTTAGTATATGATAGTGATATAAAAATAAGAAGGGAGCAACATCATGGGAATCAGTGAAAATATTAAATTGTTGCGCGAACAATATGGATTATCGCAAAAAGAGTTAGGTCAAATTGCAGGTGTTAGTGATAAAGCTGTATCAACATGGGAACAAGGCATAAAAGAGCCACGCATGGGAGCTATTCAAAAAATAGCTGACCATTTTGGCATACAAAAAAGTAATATTATTGAAGATAATGGTTTGCAGAGCCAATCCGTCACCCTCACCCCACCAACAAAAAAAGTCCCCAAAGACCTGAAAAAAATCCTTGAGGACGAGGAAGTTACTTTAAACGGACGCATGATGTCCGCTGAAGATAAAGAAAAAATGATGCGTATCATTGAAGCTGCCTTTTACGAAGCTAAGGAAATGAATAAGCGGAAGTAGGCGGTGATATGAATGGCGTACAATTACAAACTACGTGTAAAGCACCTCGTAGAAAAAGCTGGCTCTAGTAATCCTGCTGTCATCGCCAAAATGCTCGGTATCAATATCCGCTATGTTGATACCCCCAACAATACAAATGGCTTTTGGAAACGCATACTTCGCCGTAAGTTTATCTTTGTCAATGAGCGTCTGGACGAATGGCAGCGGATGACTGTTATCAGTCACGAGTTAGGACACATATTGCTACACCCTCACTATCATCATTTCTGCAGCGAAGGCCGTTCATATTTTGCTTCCAGCAGGCATGAGAACGAGGCTGACAATTTCGCTATGTGTCTGATGGATGCTTACGGCATAGATCCTATTTATAGTTACGCATTCCTACAAAACGGCTGGAGATAAAAAATTTTAAGGAGAGAATGTCATGGAATTTTTAATTTTAGTTTTAGTTGCTTTCGGCTTCTACAAAATGAACCAAAAATCTAATGAGTACAAGGAAACTGCTGATAAAGCCCAATCTCAATTAGATGCTTATATTAAAGCTAATCAGACTGCCGAAAGTATTATCAAAAACGCTGCTCAGCGTTCCAGCAACAAGCTCGAACAAGCCGAACAGCAAGCAAAAGCAATTATCGAACAGGCAAATAACCAGTCAACTGCAATAATGAATGAAGCTAATGATTCGCTATATATATTACAACAGCAAATACAGGAAAGAGAGCAAGTCAGAAATAGCATTCCGGATTTAACCGAGCAAGCTAATGCGCTGGAGGCCAAAATTGAAAGGAGCAAAAAGAAAGTCAAAGAAGTCAATCTGCTTTGCAAAAACGCCCTTGCAGCTATTGATTCTAAATTCAGAGATGCTTTGCCTCGTAACAACATAGAAGTAATAGAAGATTTAGTTTCTGATTTAGAGCAGGTCCTTCCTAATGTTTCCTTAGATTTTCATGCGTTGGAATATCCTGACCTAAGAAAAGAATACCGTCAAAACGAAAAGCTCATAAAAGAAATCACTGATAACTATGTTGCCAGATATACATTAAAGACATATGCTGCCATATATAAGCTAATGGTTCTGGCATTAAATGCTGAATTGCAAAATATCATGTACAATCTTAAATTCGGTAATTTAGAAGAAGCCAAATCTGATGTCGAAAAAATGCTAAATAAATATGTGTCTATTGCTACTGAAGGCAACAAAACTATTGCCCCTACCATTTTAGCTTTTATCACTGAAATCCGTGGTCACTTTATGAGAGCTGTAGAAATAGAATATATGTATTATGTGAAGAGAGAAAAAGCAAGAGAAGAACAAGCTGCACTTAAGGAGCAAATGCGCCAAGAGGCCGCTGAAAGAAAAGCGTTAGAAGAACAACGTGCTCAGGTTGTTAAGGAAGAAAATAAATACAAATCTGAAATCAACAACATTCAAGAGCAGCTGAATGTTTCTCAAGATGATGAACAAATAGAGTTATTCAAAAAACGCATTGCAGAATTAGAGCAACAACTGAGTTCAGTAGAAGCTAAAAAAGAAGAAATCACCAACCTGCAGAATGGTAAAGCCGGATATGTTTATATCATTAGTAACCTTGGTTCCTTTGGTGACAAAATGTTTAAAATTGGTATGACAAGAAGAATTGATCCGCAAGACCGTGTCAACGAATTGGGTGATGCCAGCGTTCCATTTAAGTTTGACGTACATAGCTTTATTTTCTCTGAAGACGCTGTAGCCCTTGAAAGCGCTCTGCATCAGCGCCTTAACGAGCAACGTGTTAATAAAATAAATACCAGAAAAGAATTCTTCTACTGCACCATAGATGAACTTGAAAATCTTGTGCTTGAAATAGAACCTACAGCGCCGTTCACTAGAACAATGCTGGCTGAACAATACAGACAATCGCAGGAAATGGCTGCACAAAGTAAATAAAATAAAAAAGCGCCCTCCTAAGAGAGCGCCTTGATTTGATGAAACTATATCTGGATATATTATACCATGTGCTTTGTGTTACAACAATTTAGCCAGTTTTGCAGATGGCAAATTCCCGGCAAATAAAAAATACCGCCAGCTGGATGCTGACGGCAAGGAAGAAATTGACGATTTGATTGATGTTAAGCTGGCCAAGCTCCAGCGCAAGGCGGAAGAAGACGTGGAGAGTTTAGGCTGATAGATTTTGAAAGCGAGGAATGAATACATGAAAGATGTAAAATTATTTCAGAGTGCGCAGATTCGCTCCATTTGGAACGATGAAGCCGGAGAATGGTTCTTTTCTGTTGTCGATGTTGTCGGTGCATTGACCGACAGTGCAGATAAATCAGCTTATTGGCGCAAACTAAAGCAAAGAATGAAAGCAGAAGGTAATGAAACCGTGACAAATTGTCACAGGTTGAAATTGCTTGCAGAAGACGGGAAAATGCGTCTCACTGACACCGCAAATACAGAAGGTATTCTGCGTATTATCCAATCTATCCCCTCGCCTAAAGCCGAACCATTCAAGCAGTGGCTCGCGCAACTCGGTGCGGACCATATTCATGACCTTGAAGCAGCAGAGGCTTTCAACAAGGAAATAGACGCTCGCATTGAAGCACGAAATAATATCAAACAGCATAACGTTGCTCTCGCTGATGCAGCCTTTGCCGCAGGCGTAAAAACGAACCTCGACTTCGCCAAATTCCAAAATAGCGGTTACATGGGACTTTATGGCGGTGAAACCGCTGGCGATATAAAACGTCGCAAGAAGCTTAAACCTAATCAAGAGATTTTAGACCACATGGGCAGTGTGGAACTCGGTGCGAACCTGTTCCGCATCACTCAGGCAGAAGACAAACTGCGCCGTGAGAATATAAGTAGCAAAGAAGCTGCCAACAAAGTGCATTACGAAGTCGGTCGTACCGTTCGCAAAACTATTGAAGAACTCGGCGGCACAATGCCAGAAAAATTGCCTACGCCAAGCGAAAGTATCAAGCAGCTCGATAAACCTAAAAAATAAAAAATACCGCCAGCCGGATGCTGACGGCGGAACCATTTTGCTATTATTTGTTCATTATCCCGTTATACTTGATTTTTTCCAATAAAAGTATATAATAATTGATATAGATACTTTCGTTATTGGAGGGATAAAAATTGCAAACAAACATTATTGAACAAAAATTACAAACAGCTTATCTTTCTGTATTTACATCTGATGTACAATCCGTTCTGCCCTCATTGATTTTTGAGGCTCAAGATTTATGCAATGAAGCATATGATACTGTCTATCTGCTTAAAGTAACAACGCTTGCCAAAGACCTTCGCGCCCATATTTTACGTATTGCAATAGGAATAGTAGCTAAGAAATACTGCGATAAAGGCTTATTGCCATGGTCCTACTCTATCGAATTGAACTCTGCCAAAAATTGTAGCCACATTGAAATGAAGTCTGGCACTGCTACGATTTATTGCGCAAAGGCTAGATCACCATTAACCAAACCAAAATCAGTAAAATATAGACCAGATGTAGAAATCAATCTCTTTACTGAACAAATGCCGCCTATTGATACGTTTCTTATCGCTTATGGAGAAAACAAAAATGGTACAATGTTTTTAAGCATTGGTATTCCCGGTGAAGAATCCTGGCTTTATGTTAAACCATTGGATATGAAACGTAATGCAACGGTTAATAATCAAGAGGAAAACAAAAAAGAACTTCTTGTTGAGCTTATTGACGAACTTGAAACAGGAGCTGATATTTATGGTACTCAACAAGCATAACCACATCACAGGTTCCAGACTTCGTGATGCCAGAATACTGGCCAATAAAACTGCTAAAGAAGTTGCAGCTCAAATAGGTGTTAGTGCTCAGGCACTTTCCTTATATGAACATGAAAAAGCTACACCTAATGCAGAAAACTTCAGGCAACTGTCAATAATATATGGATTGCCTATAAGTTTTTATTATAAGCCAGAAATTACTTCAAAACCTGATGGAGACGTATATTTCAGAAGCTTCTCCTCTGCCACTAAATTAAAGCGTGACAAAGCATTCACGCAAGCGAAACTATTTGTTAATGATATCGTCGGACTTATAGGCAGTAAAATCAAATTCCCTCCAGTAGACCCTTTATTTAATAAAATAAAAACTTCTACAAACATCGATGAAGATAATTTTGATTATGAAGTTATGGCGAAAGTTATTCGTAGATCTTGGAATTTGGGATATGAACCAATACAAGACCTTATGTATGAACTTGAAAAACGTGGAATCATAATTATGGTTATCGATCTTCCTGAGCAGATTGATGGTTTTTCTTTCTGGTTTGGAGGCAGACCATATATGGTCCTTAATAGTGAAAATAATTTTTTCCGTCTGCGTATGAGTATGGCTCATGAGCTGTGTCACTTATTTTTTCATGGTGCATTAGACGATATATCCAAGGATTTAAAGCGTATAGAGCAAGATGCTAAAAACTTCGCTGGTGCCTTTTTACTTCCTGACGTAACTGTAAAAAAATACATTAACTCTGCTACTCTGCAGGAATTAGCTCGCTTAAAACCTCAAACCAAACTATCTATTACAGGTATGATAAAAAGATGTTCCCAACTTACACTAATCTCACCAGAAAGAGAAGTGTCATTGCAAAAACAAATTAGTTCTAAAAGATGGCGTAAAGTAGAACCATTTGATGATTACTATAGTCCAGAACGCCCTGTCCTAATAAAGCAAGCAATAGAACTTCTGGTAGATAAAAAAATATACACCAAGCAATTACTTTTAGATACATTTGGTTTAGATACTCATTTTATTGAACAGGCTTGTTCTGTTGATCCTGATTATTTTACACAAAGTAAAATTCTATATATGAAAATATTATAATGAGTATTAAGAATAATATAGACCGCCAGCAGAAGACTGACAATAAGTAAGTTATATATTTTTTTGTTGTCATCTGGATTATTCCAGACAAATAAAATTTTTCAAGGAGTGTTTATGATGAAAAAACTACTTTTACTGGTAACTGCACTTACATTCTTATTTTGTAGTGTTACTTCGGCTGCAGAGTTCCAGCCTACTAAAAAGGTTGTTCTCTTCTACAGAGTTTCTGATGCAATCCTTCAATCTCAAAATGATGCTGAAGACATTGCCAAAGGACAAGAAGAATTTGAAAAAGAGCTGCTCAAGCATTATTCCAAACGCTTTTTAGTGCAAGATGTAAAGCGCAATACCTATCAACCGACATCCCCTGTATTTTATCAAGAGCTGATTAAACCGAATCAAGTTCCCTTAATGGTGCAAATCGAACTGGCTGGCGAAACTACCACCAGCACCAATTATCAAAATGCTTATGGCGCACAGGCAACTGGCTATGCTCCTGCTATCAATGTTCATTTAAGCGAAGCACTACCTAGAGCAAACAGCAAAGAGTTTGTTAATGTCGATTATGGAATTAAAACCTATTCCTCCGGCACGTTTGCTCTTGGTATGAATATCTATGCTGCACAAACTGACCCTCGTAAAAATGTAAAAAACTCTGTAAGAGCTTCATTTAGAGATGCATGCAAACTTAATGAGCAAATCAACAAATTTGTTGATCCAATGGGTGCAGAAATTGAGATGGCTCGTTTTAGTGGTAACTTTGAAAAAATGGAAGAATTACAGGCACAAAAATATGCTCCTGCACTCGCAGAAATCGAACGTTTTACAGCATGGTGCAATGCAGATGAAACAAAAAAATCTTTTTTGCAGGGGTTAGGAATGCTGTCCACAATTGAACAAAAGCTAGCTTACATCAACCAACTTAAATCCATGGGTTATTACAAATAATTTTACCTAACCTATAATACTCAATATATTTACAAAATAAAAAGCGCCCGGTGTTACCAGCACCGAGCGCTGTGCGGAGCGTGTTACCAGCACGCAGCCGCTTTGTAATCCCTCAATTCATGGCAAGATTCATGGCAAGAACAGAAGCTGATTACCTTTTTATTATATCAGATTTTAATCAGCTCTGCTACACTACACCCAATTTTAAGCAAAGACTAACTATAAAAAGTCAAGGGGGGTAAAGATAAAAAATCTTAAACCACATAGATATATTGACTTTTTATTAAGTTAGTCGAAAAAACGCATGACAAATAAAGCATCGTTTACGATGCTTTCAAAAACAGTATTCAATTAAGTAAAGTCAAGAAGCTTTCAGAAAAGCCTGCTTTGTTTTCTCAAGGTGGAAAATCACTCTAACCAATTTCTTCACGGCATGAGATATAGCAACATAGTAATGCTTACCTTCTGCTCGCTTTTTTGCCAGATAGGCCGAAAACGTGCTATCCAAGTGACAAACTCGTTGTGTAGCTTGAAATAAAGCATATCTCAAGTAATGAGAGCCTCGCTTCTCCATATGAGCATAGCAGTTATCGAGTTTACCAGATTGGTAAGTAGAGGGAGAATAGCCTGCATAAGCTAAAATCTTATCCGGAGAAGAAAAGCGACTGAAATCGCCAATTTCTGAGATAATCATAGCTCCCATGTTATTACCGATTCCAGGTATTGTAGTTATAGGAGAAGCAATCTTATCCATCATTTTAGAAATCTCTGCTTCTATTTCTCCAATATCAATAGTCAGTGCACGAATAAGCTTAATAGTATGCTTTAGCTCAAGAGATTTAGCTGGCATATTAGAGCCGACAGAATTTTTTGCAGCTTCTCTAATCTTAATAGCAGTTTCACGGTTATAGTGACCTTTTGAAGCCTTAGAGAGCAGCTTCGTAAGCCTTGTCAGATGTGCAGAAGCTATAGCTGACGCGCTAGGAAATTCTTCCAGTAATTGGTAAATAGAGGTCATATGAAGAGTTGGGACGAGTTTTTCAAGTTCTGGGAAAAGAATTTGTGCTAAGCTGGAAAGAGATGTTTTAAGCTTAGCGCGTTCTTCAACTTTAGAAAACCTGTAACGGGTTAGTGACTTTAAATCTTCGTTATGGTAAGATATATCCGAGTAGGATTTTAAGCTTACATCGGACAATAACATCATAGCAATAGTTTTAGAATCAATCTTATCCGTTTTCGTCTTTCTAAGGCTAAGACTTTTTCTGTAAAGATTTGTGTGGAGTGGGTTAAGAATAAAGGTGGCTAGATCTTTGTTCAACAAGAACCCAATGATGTTATAGCTGTAATGACCGGTAGCTTCAAGTCCTACTTTTATTTTGTCAGAAGAAGAGACAGATTGGATTTTTTTGTAAAGAAAATCGAAACCTTCTTTGTTGTTGAGAATAGTAAAAGATTTGGCAAGAACTTCACCTTCGGAGTTCATAATGAAGCAGTCGTGCTTATCTTTAGCAACGTCAATACCAACTAAAATAGTCAATTGAAAACACCTCTTGAATAAATATTTGATACTGTTTTAGAACCACGGGTACTCCTTGCAATTGTAGCCTCGTTCTACATAAACCGTCATGCGGTATCTAACTGATTAACAAATTAACAAAGAGACTGTGGTTAGAGCCTTTGCAAAACCATCTAGTGGTAGGAGTTGAAAACTAATCCACATTATCTAAAACAATATAGCTTAAATTTTTATTAAAAACAACCTAAGCTATAACTATATTATACGAGGAGCTGATTTTTTATGTCAACATTAAACGTAACAAGACGCGGCGATAAATGGCAGTACCGTTTCGAAGCTGCTTCCGTCGATGGCAAGCGTAAGCGTGTTTCCAAATCCGGCTTTAAAACGAAAAAGGAAGCCGTGGAAGCCGGAACCAAGGCGCTGGCAGAATACAACGAAAGCGGTCAGACTTTCAATCTTTCCAGCATTTCCGTTGCGGATTATCTGGACAGTTGGATTGATACTTACTGCAAAATGAACCTAAAATATAATACCCAGCTTGGCTATCTTTATACTATCGAAAATCACCTGAAGCCCAGCCTAGGAATGTACCGGTTAAAATCCCTCACCCCTTCCGCCGTTCAAGAATTCGTAAATTCTCTGAAGCTGCGTGGCCTCAGCAGGGCAAGCATCGTCGGTATCTTCTCCACGCTCTCTGCAGCGCTGGATTATGCTATTGAGCCGTTGAAGTACATCCAGTATAATCCATGCAATAACGTAAGAATCCCCAAGGATGCGGCACCCAAGAAGGAAACCCGGTACATCATTACACCGGAGCAGTTTAAGCAGATTATAGAGCGCTTTCCGGAAGGCTCTAATTTTTATATTCCGCTTATGATCGGCTACTATACCGGCGTAAGAATTTCCGAATGCTTTGGCCTTACCTGGAACGATGTCGATTTTGACAATCAGACCATAAGCATTAGTAAGGCTTTGCTTAAGCGCAACTGTGGCGCAGATGTAAGGGAGATTCTGAAGAAGAAGGGCATGAAGGAAGAGAAAAGCGCCTGGTATTTCAACAGCACAAAAACTTTCAAGTCCAACCGCATCATCAATATCGGTGATACACTCTGTGCTGCATTGAAAAAAGCTTATGACCGGCAAATGGCCAACAAAGCCTTCTATGACGAATACTACACAAAAATCTACAAAAAGCCGGAGCAGGACGAAAAAGGCGATACCATTTACCGGCTCATAGAAATTGAAGCCGGAGTTCCCTGCCCTCTTGAGTCCGTGGATATGATAAACGTAAGGGAGAACGGCCAGCTGCTGAGTATGGACAGCATGAAGTATTGCAGCCGCGCAATCCACTATGAGCTGAAGATAAATTTCAACTACCATTCACTGCGGCACACACACGCTACAACGCTTATAGAGAACGGTGCCAATATAAAGGACGTGCAGGAGCGTTTAGGACACTGCAACATAGAAACAACGCTTAATACATATACCCACAATACTGACTACCTGAGAAATCAATCAGTAGAAATCTTTGAAAAGGCGGTCCATAAATAA